CCCCCGCCCTGCCCTGCCACAGCGGAGCTACCCGAAGCCCCTCCGCTTCCGCCTGCGCCACCAATGGTATTTAGAATATCCCGGCCTTGCCCACCAAGGGTACCTACGATTGCTCCTCCTGTGCGGCCTCCGCCGCCACCACCAAACGATCCCACTGTGCTGGACGCGCCGCCCCCTTGGCCAAGAGAGTTATTACCCCCGGTACCGCCAGTAGATGCTGCGCCCGCAGCCCCGTTGGTGCCGCCCCCGTTGCCGCCCCCGCCCCCGCCAGCATTAGTAGTGGTAGTAGACGCAAAACTGGTGCCCCCGGCCCCGCCGTTTCCGTTGGGACCAGCAGCGCCTCCGCCCCCACCACCAGCAACAATAAGATTTAAACTTGCACCAACAACACTGGCAGCGCCATTACCCCCAGAAAAGGTGCCAGAGCCCCCCGTACCGCCGATAGACGTTGGCGTAGCTGTACTAGACCCCCCAGTTCCACCTGTAGCAGTATTCCCGGCCCACGACGTTGTGCCGCCGGTGCCACCCGTTCCTCCGGCAGATGCACCTGCCGTTCCGCCAGTTCCTACGGCAACCGTAATTACTGACCCTACGGTTGTTGAATAGTTTGTTAGTACACGATACCCGCCGCCACCGCCTCCAGCGCCGCCTACTTTACTGCTACTACTAATAGCCCTTGACCCGCCACCGCCGCCCCCGCCGCCAATCAAATGAATGGTGTTGCTACTAGAGTTCCAGCCACTAGGAACCGTCCATGTTGTTGTGGCTGTGCTACTGATCTGATAGACCGTGACTGTCCCGGCGGCTACAAACAGCCCTCCAGCATTGTTTCCGGTATTTACTGAGTTTGCGCCTAGATACCAGACATACGCGGTGGTCCCATTGAGAGCGGGAGCTGGGGTAAATACAATGTCCCGGACAAAAAGGTAGTCACCAGCAGTGATTGTTCCCGCCCCGGAGTAGGCTATTGTTCTTTGAGTTCCAGTTACAGAACTATTTAAAGTCAGTAGTCGTGTTGCCTGGCCGCCCGCTGAAAACGCAGCTACCGTTTGGTTAGCGGCAAGAGTAATTGTGGTCGCCCCTGTAGCGGCATACGTATTAGTAATATTTCCAAACGTGTTTATGCCGCTAATGGTTAGCGCCCCTGCGCCCCCTTGGTTAAGGACAACGCTTCCATAAGATATGCTTCCGCCACTAAACGATTTTGCCGACCCAGAAGTGCAGCTGAGCGTTCCGGTACCGGTTATCGTCAGTCCTGTAGAAGTAGCGGCGTTCCACGCGGTTCCGCCGCCCAAAGTCAGAACCCATGTACCTGAGCCTACGGCAACAGTCCGCGTGGTTGTATAGCTAGTATCCACAAACGAAGCGGATACGCTGAAGTTATTGGCATCAAACGTGCCCTGAACTACGGTTACCTGCGCTTGTGTGGTAAGCGCATCTAATAATCGAAGAGTGCCCCCAGTAGCAGTCTGTACAACCAGTCTGGTCGTCCAGGTCTTACCAGCATTTGTAAGGGTTTGAAGGCTGTTTCCAGAAAATAAAGGCCACGCACTGGTGCCGCTAAAGGCAACCCCCGAACCATTTATCCAATTGCCATAAATTGCAGTAAAAATAGTTGAGAAGGAAATTGTTACTGAGACTGTCCGGGCAGACATATCTACAGTACCAAGGTTCCACCCATAGCCTAAACTACTGCTGAGAAAAGTAATTGTCCCAGCAGCACCAGTATCGTTAACTACCGCAGTATCCTGAGCAAGGGGAAAATTGTTTACATCAGGCACCCCGCCAGAGGATGTGGCCCACCCCGTGGAATATACTTGTTGGGTGCCGCCCAGATTCCAATAGACGGTTTTTGCGGCGGGGAACGTAATTCCGCTGTTACCCGTACAGTCGCCTAGGCGTGTGCCTGAAACCGGGGCTGCTGCCCCTGCAATAGTAATATCGCGGAAATCAACTTCAGCCAGCGAAACAGCGGCACAGGTTAAGGTGCGCGCGGTACCCCTTACGGAGGAGGAAATAAACGTGCGGTATAGAACATTGGTGCTGCCGGAGCCTACGGAAAAGGTGCCAGTAATTGTTTGGCTCCCGGCAAACAGCACGTAGTTGACGCCGATACTAGAACTTCTTGCAGCAAACGTAAAGTTTCTAAACGCATTTGCTCCGTTAATGGTAATCTGCGACAGGTACGTTCCTGTAAAAGACATGTCATAAAACGTCAGCCCTCCGCCTTGTATAGTCGTACTGTTTGCTATGACATTTATAAGCGACGTACCGCGATTGAACGTAAGGTTGGTAGTCGTGGTGAAGTCTAGTGCAGTGCCCGTGTCGTAGACGGTTATAGTGGACGAGCCAAGTGTTACTGTACGTACAGTAGTGGTCGAGCCGTTAAATGAAGCACAACTAACGGCAAAGTTACCGGTACTGAACGTTCCATTGTTTACAGTAATCGAGTTAGTCGTAGTAAGGGCACCGGCTAACGTCCAGCCTCCACCAACCCCAAAAAAGTTCAGGGTAGGGCTAAGTGAAACCCCGTTAGTAGTAATTGTTTTGCCAGTTGTTGTGGCGTAGAAACCAAAAAAGCAACTCGATATGCCACTTAGAACAGTAGCCGCAACTACCGAAAACGACCCATAAATATTTATCCCGTTAAATGTCCCTGCAAACGTAACGGTGCCTGCGGACACAGTGAAGTCTAAACAGTTTCCTGTGCCGCCAAGCGTAACGGTATACGTACTCGCCTGGTTAAAAATAACGTTATCAGCGGACGTTGGAACAGACGCGCCACTGGCTCCGCCAGATGTAGCGGACCAGTTAGCTGTGGACGTGGTATCCCACGTACCTGAACCGCCGACCCAGTAGCGGTTTGCCATTTAGGCCTCCTGTACAGGAGGCTCTTCTATCGGCGGGCTGGTCACAAAAGCAACCCAATTGTCCACCCGCTGTTGCTTCATGGCGTCGATCTCTGCATCAGACAGCCCATGGTCATCCGGCAGATGCAACGCATCCCGGAACAGCCCATGCGGCGTGTCAAATTCAAATTCAATCGTAACCACTGGTTACCCCAGATTAGCCAGCAAGGCTGAATGTATAGGTGACTTGCAACGTGTCACCAGAAGCAACCGATCGGTCGCCGGGGGAAGAGAAGTCCGCCGCAGAGAACAAGGTACCCGTCGTGCCCGATTTGGTGTTGTTACTAATAAGGAAAGCCCCGCCCACAGTGTTAGTTGCGTTAATGTTGAACGTCGACGGGGATGCGCTGTTGGTTACGACAGACGGGTTGGCGTTGGTAGCGGCAACAAAGGTTGCTGCGGGGCGCGTGGCGTTGCTGTAAGGCACCACTTCAGTCCACCCAATGTGCGACGAGGCCGTGTCCGTGGCAGCGGGGGTATTAGATGCTCCCGCTCCATACAAGCCGATATACCAAGTAGTGATCTGTGCAGTCGAGGTCAGCGCAACCCCCGCCATGTACTGAAGGCCGACGTTAACAACCAGGTTCGACTCTTCGGCAGACCACTTCAGGTTGCCGTCTTTGTCAAAACACTGCATCACAAAACGGCCAGTAGCACTAGCCGCTTCAGAATGTCGTGTGCCCGCAATCAGACCAGAAGAAACAGAGTCCTTGGCGTGGAGTTTTTCAATTGACATGGTGTTTCCTTAAACTGAGGAACGAATGAGGGCTGCCGAGGCTGTGTTAGCGGGCATCGTGATTGTAAACGTACTCGTGGTCGTTTTGTCTGACCCAAAGTCCACAACAGCAATCGACTTGTTGCCCTTGCTGCTGTTATAGATGAGCGCACACCGGGCAGTAAAGGCGCCGGGGTTCCAGACCACATTGTCAAACCCAACATAGGCGGTAAACCCGGAACTATTGATCGTAATTCCGGTCATAGTCTTACCACCTGCGGTGTACCCCGTTGCCACGATTTCACTAGACGTGGTGTACGCCGTGGTGGACTCGTTCAGATCGGCATTAGCGGTGTACAGGGCGATCTTAATCACATCCGTGGTCAAGTCATGGATGCCCTGGTATAGCTCCGCTTTGAAGCTAGTAGTTTGCGTTTGAACGATACTCATGCGACCGGGTTCCTCACCTGGCCGTCACGATAAGCATCCATACGCTGCTTGCCGTCACCCAGGTTCTTGAGCAGTGTGAGCGACTGCAGGAATTGTTCTTTGTACATGGCCACCAGGTCTTGTTCGCCCTTCATGTAGCGAATGGCTTCCATCATGGTGCCGTTGAATAGCGCAGAGTCAAAGTTGTCGCCCAGCCAGGTCTGGCCAGCAGTCACAATGGACTCCGGGTAGTAGTAATAATGCAGTTCGGCGTTGTACGCCAGGTCAGGTGTCGGGCCAACAATGAATGATAGCTCGTTCACATCGGCTGACTGCGGGCCAAAGATAGCGTAATACTTGGGCTCCCCGCGCGACGACGGGTTTGGATACGCATCCCGCATGAAGTTCACGTCTTTGTTGAGGAGGTACAAATAGTCCCCCTGAAAGGTGACGGTCCCGCTTACAGCCCCGCTATTTGCTGCGGAAAGTGTAATGGTTGTACCAACAACCGCGCGCACCGTTGTGCCCGTGGTGATGCCAGTTCCAGACACGTACATACCGGCGGAAATACCTGTAGCCGAGGACACCACAATTGTGAACGCACCAGCCGTACCCGTGGCTGTCGGGGTGACATAGGAATAGACCGCCAAGCTGTAGACCGACAGGAAGTCGCCCGGGCAGCTCAGATACTTATTCCCAGCAGACAACGAACCCGTCACGTTTTTGCGCAGGTTTGCAATCTGAACAGTGTTGTAAATGGTCTGTTCAGCAATCTTAATCATCGTGTTCATATCCGCTGTGGGAAACGTGTTCTCACAGTAGTCTTGAACAGCAGTGACAAGTTCGTTGTACGTCATATTAACCTCAAGCCATCGGGCCCCGAGCCATCACACCTTTGGTAGCGCAGCCAGTACCCCGGATTTTGATGCCGCTGGTTTTAGCTCCATGCTCGCCACGCGACTTGTCGATGTTGCCAACAGACATGTCCACGGTATCAGAGTTGTTACGCACAGGGCCTCTGCCCGGCTGCGACTCAACCGTTACCGACTTACCGCTCATGGTATGCGGCTTGGCATAGGTGCTGGCTTGGCCAACTTCCTTGCCCATCACCTTTTTGCTGAACTTGGCCATATTAGCCTCCGCGTTTCTGGTTCATCGCACGGGCCATATTGCGACCAACGGCCTTCATGGACGCGCTAGTCACACCGCCCTTAGCAAACTTGGTAGGGGTCTTGCCGGGGTGCATGCGCTTCTCATGCTTATGTACGGCAGCGCCGATCATTTTCTTGTCCTGGGCTAAGTCTTTTTTGTCCATCTCTGGCTCCTTCAAGATATCGTTACTGTACCAACATAAGTCGTTGCCACCAAATAATTTGGAGTCAACTCCGAATCAAAATAGCTCGCCCCGCCCACCGGGTTCCAGCCCCATTGAATATCCCGGGAGCCCCCCGTCGGATACCCGTTAACGTCCACACCGGCAGTGTAGTACGTTGTGTCCGGTCTAGGCTGCCGAACAGCCTGCG